GTATTGGCGGAATTGATATAGCCAGCGCCACCGTTCACCACATTGATTGTGACAGTGCCAGTCGCAAAGGTCTGGATGCCAGCAATTGCTGTAGCTCCGTTACCACCGCCACCTGATAGGGTGACAGTCAAATTTGCAGCATTGGTGTAGCCTGTACCACCCACAACCAAGTTAATTGATCCTACTGTGTTGCCACCAGATACTAAGGATGCAGTAGCGTTAGCCTGAACACCACCTGCTTGATCTGGTCCAGAAATCACTACATTAGGTGCAGTTGTGTAGCCTGATCCTGGGTTTGTGACAGCTATGACACCGACTGCACCAATTGTGACAGTATTGTTACCATCCCATGAAAACATCCCTTTATTGGGATCAATTACCAACATCCTGTCGTTGTACCACTGAGTAGCTTCCACACCAGAATTACTAAATGTGCCAGCTACAGCCACATTACCAAAACTATTGTCTTGTATGCGATAGTACTGGGCTGATCCATTTTGCTGAAACGCAATCACATAGTCATAAAGACCAATGTTCATTGATGTCAAATAAGTAACCGTATTAGCAAAAGTAACGGTAGCATTGCCAATAGTTACAGGATTGGTATTAGGCACAACTTTGGCGTTAGCATAGCCAATTGGCTGAATGTTCTCAATCCATGAAAACTCAGTTTCATCAATCGCTGTGCGGTTAGCTTTAGTGTTAAGCCCTTTAAATTGCTTAACGACCTGATACGATTTTTTCTGTTCCGCAGCAGCCATGTCTTAGTATGGTGTTGAGTAAACGCTAGGTACTCTACGGGTAAATACCGTATTGAGTACTGATTGAGCGTGTTTTTGATATTCCTGCTTGAAGATCTCTGCTTCACCAAAACTCTGCTCGTAATACTTAGCAAGGTAGGCAGCATAGAACTGCACAGGGGTAAAGTAAGGATCGGTGATGGTATCTGTCGTGGTAGATGAAGCTAATGACAGAGGATTAGGCAATACCACGCAGTCAACCTCTAATTGGTACACTTGATCGGGTACTGGTCCTATGTAAATCTGTCCTTGACCATAAATGCTAAAGCACAATGGTCTGCCGATATAGTTTTGCCAAAAACGCAATCTAGCGTTGAAATCTGACCAAGGTAAATAATCAAGCGGTACACGGGTGTTTCCCCAGTACAAGTTGATATTGATAATATCTAAAATTGTGTTGCCAGAACTAGGCGTAAGTGGGCTAGATCCGACTAAATTAGTTAGCGCTGCATACGAAATATTCTCCGCATTACCAACATATTGCAAGGTAGCCGTACCGTCTGCAAAAGGTGTGCTTGGAGGATAGTTGTTGTAATTGTTTTGTGTTGCTTGAGGGTATGGAGGAGCAGAAGATCCTGAAGTACCACTCGTAACATATTGATAAATATAAATATTACTAAATACAAACTGCCCAGAAGTGACGGCAGTATTAGCCACCCACTGTGTTGGGTAAGCTGGTGATGCGCCATTTACTGTAGCTGTTGGTGCGACCTGACAAGGTACTTGCGTAACAATAACTTCACGCAAAGCGCCTGTATCTCGTACTGTTCGCTCCCGTGCTTCGTTAATGTAATCAGTTAACTGTTGGTCAGTGTAAAAGTTTCCATTAGCATCGTGGAGCAATCTACGAACCTGGGTGATGTAGCTCGATAAGGTTGCCATTTACGATCCATAGTTCATGCTACCGCCTTAAGGACTTTTCCCCCACCCTTCTTTGCAGAGGGGAGGGGTACTCTTTCCACCAACGGGGATAACGATTGGTTCTTTGAAGGAGGTTCGGTGGAGATCTCCCATTGGCTAAGGATTTCTAAACCCTTGTCCAAATCATTGCGGGAGATGACCCAGCCTAACCGTGCCAAATAAGGTTCTTTGTCAGGATCTCCATAACCAAAAATATGACGAGCAACATTCTCTGGGATCTCTACAGTTTCGCCTTTTTTAAACTCATAAAAGACGCCACCGTAACCGTCAGTTAGTTTTTTCTCAGAATTGTTGGTTACAAAGACATTTGACATTTAGAAACTCACTACATCGCCATAAACCATAATGCTTGCAGTGTTAGCGACATTACCGCTACCAGTGTTCACATTAACGAATAAGGCTTGGGTTGTAAAACCAGTAATAGCAGAACTGCTGTTATACGGACTTGCAATAGTCAAGTCTTGGTATGTACCAGGACCAGTCAAGTTGCTAAGAGTTGTATTTGCTACTACAGCATTGGAGATGTTGCCGTCAGCGCTTGTAGTGACTGAAATAATCACATTGGAGATATTACCAATAGGATTGTTTACAGTAACTCTACGAACGATAACGCCACCAGAACCAACTGTTGCATTAGCATTTGTCAGACCACCGTTTAACAACGGGAGTTTGATACCAGTGACGGTAGCATTTCCCGTTGTATTAAGAGGAGTAGCTTGACTTACAGCAATACGACCATACCCGAAAGAATCAAGGTAAAACTGTGATACTGAATCTGGGTTAGCCATTTATTGCTCCTTAGCTTGCGTTGTAAGTACCAGAAACAGCTTGTCCACCGTTCACAGTTGCCAATGTAATTGTGCTGTTTGTAGTTGCGTTAGCAGCCACATTCACACCATCGGAAACGAGGAATGTTGAACCAGAGTTGTTAGCCAATACAGTTGTCCAAGTTGCAGCATTGGAAGTTGTGTTATACGCAGACACAGCAGAGATGCTTACATTAGTGTTTGGAAACAGAATGTAAGAACCTGCTGGGATGACCACGCCAGGGGCGGTAACGGTCAATGTGCTTAACTGCCAATACGCACCAGGGGTGTTGGTATTAGTGCTGGTAATGAGGATTTTATTTAAACCGAGTGCCATGACTTAGCTCCTTATAAAGAAATAGAGTTGTAGCCAGAAACTCTGGTCATTGACTTAGGCTTGGTGCTTACTAATTCAGCAATCATCAAGACAGCGCCAACATAACCGATCTGCCAGTTTGGAAGTGTTGATTCAAAACCAGTAAATACGAAAGAACCCTGATCGTGGATATAGAGGCTTAAGTAGTTGCTGTTAATGAAGTACAGAGTACCTTCTGGGCAATATGGATCTGGATAGATTGGCACACCAGCGACCATCAAAGCACGGAAAGCTGCTTGAGGACCGTTGCTGTCACCGTCAAAACCGTGTCCTGGGGTGATTACATACTGCTCTTGACCTACATAGTCTTGAGCAAGGAGTGTCCAAGTACCGAATCCGCAAACACCGAATGTTGGTACTTCTGCACCCTTTTTAACTGTACCAGAGATGTACTGGAGTACATTCTGACGAGTTGGGTTTACTGAACCAGCGTTGTAAACCTTAGACTGCCACCAAGAGTAGGTAGAACGGTTGATGTTACCGTAAGTCTGGAGGTTTGTACCATCGTCAATTGCACCAGGCAAACCAATAAACTGCTGAGTATTGGTGTAGTTGGTGTAAAGCGCAGTAGCCATTGCATCCATCATCACATTGGTCGCATCGTTCATACGGGCTTCGATCAATGGGATGATAGCGTAATCTTGCTGTACTGCACCTTCCATACCGAGGAACGGTACAGGAGCAATCATCAACTTCAGGTTAAATTCAGCGTTAAATGCACCTTGCTGAACTGCTGGCTGGTTGAATGAACCAGAGTAGTCAGACCACTGTGCGTTAACAAACTGAGCGCCTTGTACGGGCACGGTTACTTGGGATACACCACCTGAAGCCTGTTGACTGTTAGCAATCAACGCAGCCATCAGAGGCGTACTGTTATAAAGCTGTACGACCAGCTTGGGGATAAACGCTCTACGAGTTACATAGGTAAGTTCGTTATACTGCGATGATCCTGACGCTGGAACTATTCCGCCACCAATAGGCATAATAATTCTCCATTAAAAAGTAAATATCCCCTATTTACTGCTGTTTAAATACCAATTGGTCGAGTGTTCTTGCGTAACTCGCCCAACGCTTTTGCTGCTTCATCCCGTGCGCCCATCTGTGGGTTCTTCCAGTATTTTGATAGGTCAAACTTGCTGATAGCGCTTGGGTTGTATCCCATTGCCGAATTGGATGTTGGCGTTGCAGCTTGCTTCATCCAATCAAAGTACTCGGCTGCTGTTTCATGGTTCGTCATGCCTTTTTCAAGCATTAACTTCTCAATCTCAGCAATCTCATCCTCAGTGCGACCTAATTTCGCTCTGCGTTTTTCGAGTTCACTTTTGGCATCTCTTTCACGCAATTCTGCTTCCAGTTTCATTACTCGCTCTTCCGCAGAGTTGATTTTTTTCTCTGTGTAATCTTCGATTTCTAATTCTGGAATAGCCAAGTCGGGTTTAACCTTCTTGGTCATGCGTAAAAATTCTTTGCGTGTGTTTGGGTTGTCAGCCAATTGCTTGGCTAATAGTGCCAACTCATCACGCTGTTCAAAAGATAGATCTTCTAAGCTCATAATTTATCCCCTTTCGAGATTAGATAACTTTCTTAGTGTCACCAGGATGTGACATAGACATCATATTTTTGTAGCCAGCTTTAGGCGCAGCAGACAAGCCACCAAACTCTGAGAAGCGTGGAGTATTGATAACTTGACCGTTCTTCTGATTGTTGTCAGTAGGTCTGCGTGGTAGGGCAGCGCCACGAGGTTTAAAGAGTTCCATAATGTTTCCTTACATTGCGGGGGTTGCGGAAGGTGCGCCACCTGGTAATCCGCCAGCAGGAGCTGGAGGAGGTACTGGAGTGGACATACCTGGGATCGTTGGTGCTTGTGCCATTGCTTTGCCTTCAGCCGTTGCACCGCCAGCTTGGGGTAGGGTTTGCAACATCTGCATAATCTCAGTAGGTTGCAGTTCATTGGTCTTAGATTTCTTAGGACCAATAACTTTGTTGATTGTGCCAATAGCGTTCAGGATAGAGCGACCTTCATCGGAATCTGAACCTACGGCTGGTAGAGCTTGTTCAAGAAGATCTTGCGCCATAGATAGGTTGATCATCGCAGCTTCACGATTGCCCATCTTGGGTTCTGGGGTACTCATTGGTGAACCCATTGGAGGAGCGGATGTATCAGACATTCCCTGAGGAACTTCAGGTGCGCTAGGAACGCCTTGTGGCGTTGCAGCATCACGCTGAGATTTAATCATTTCCATCAACTTGTCTGAAGGTACGCCCATAATCTTTTCCTATCAATATAACCGCAAGGTTAAACAAAATCTATCAATTGTCAAGTGGGGGGATATATTTTGCTTCCCTCCCCCCAGGGAGGGTTATTCGGTCAGTCCGAAATAATCCTAAAAAGGATTACTTGCGTGCTTTACGACCTTTACGAGCTTTGCGTGCCATGTGGATATCTCCTAGTTAGCAGCGGTCACCTATTTCTAAGGGAAGGCAGCCACACCCTTTCTCTTCCTCACGAGAAGAAACTAATTAACGCTTGGACTTGCGAGTTTTTTTGTGCATCTTACGCATCATTCTCTCCTAGATTAACTATCCCCTTCAATTATTACTTGCAGCTTTTCCGACCTTTTTTGCTTTTCCGTGCCATGACAATCTCCTAATTAACTATCCCCTAACGGTCCTGCCATAATTCTTTGTTCTTGGACTACGATTAAAACTTTGTACTCCTTGAGTACGATACTCCAAATTCGGACCTTTTTCACCACGCTTAAGTGATTCAGTAGTCACTCTCGGTTGATCCGCTTTGGGTTGTACATTACCTAGTGCCATTACTGTCCTCCCTCTTTTTTAGAGTGATGCTCTTTGGGCGCTGAAGCAGGTGGTTGAGGCTGTGAAGCCTTTTGCGCCTCCATTTTTTTCAAACGCTGTTTTAGCAATTGTTTGCCAGGAGCTTCCACCATGTCAAGTAAAGATTCCTTATCAATTGCACCAGCTTTGAACAGGTTAAATGCCAACTGCTTGGTATCTTCAGTAAAGATGGGGCTGTTCGAGTGAGCATCTACTTTGACTACATAGTCATTGGTAAATTGCTCTGCAATAAACGGCACATCTTCCGTGTCTTTGTAGTGCGTTGGATCGTACTGTTGCATGAGCTTGAGATACAAGGTTGCGACCTTTTCCAAGCTATCTTCCACAATCAAGGCACGCTTTTTTGCTCTTGAGCTACCAAGTCTTGCCAATTGGCTTGCATGACCAGCAGAACGAACGCCTGATTCGCCTTTTCCTTGCAGTACATTACCGATACCAGATACTTCTTCAAACATCGCACTGATCTCATGAATTACTTCAAAGAGATCGGGTGGCATTTGAGGAGCTAGTCTTTCTGCCTTAGCGTTGGGCATATCTGACGAAAGCAGACCACCAGCACGGTTTAAAGCAAAATTTTTCTCATCCAAAATGCCAGAAAAGCCAGTTAGAGCTGTTGGCGGTGCTACTTGTTTCGATAACAAGTCAAGGATCTCTACCCAGCGGGTATTGAGCAATACTTGCAACTGCATGAGCTTTTGTACTTCAGATGCACCCCAGAAGTAGTTTGGCAGCGGGTTAGGACAAATCTGAATAAAAGGACACTCGCCTTTTAAGAATAAAGATGATCCTGGTCTGTCATAAATAATGACATTAGGCGCTGCGGTAGTAACTACTTGGTAGTCTTGTGTTTCATCATTCCACACCCACAACTCAGTCATTTCAACAGTATCTTCAGCGACCTGTGGCTTGTAGCGGTTTACGCCATACAAGTCTAGGTTAATGTTGCCGTAGATAGTAGGATTGGTCTGCGACATAACAATTCTGTTTACTGCTTCAGGAATCTCGGATTCAGATACTCGTGTACCTGTAGTGATGCGCTTAACAATGTCATCTCGCTTTGGATGGGAATACAGACGGGCGTATAGTTCCGACTTTGTAATATAGTAGGTTTGAACGATGGCTTCTTGCCTGTCTGTATAGGCAATATCCTCCCGTAGCACACCGATAGAATCGGGTTCAATCAGGTAGGGGTTAATTCCGTTGTTGTAAACCAGCTTGATAAAAGTCGTGTTGTAGCACAACGCCCAAGTCAAGGCAGTCGAGAATACTTGGTCTGCATTGGAGTTTAGCCACTCATCATTGAGGGCTTGGGTTAGGCGGGGTGTCTTGCGTTGCTCTGCATCATTGACTGATGCGCCTAGCTGGATAGAAAACCGTGTGGTTTCAGAGCTATACAGGAAGGATGTAAGCTGGTCTAAATGCGGATTGATCTTGTTGAAATACGCTGGCGGTTCTTCAGGTCCAGCGCCAAATAAATAATAAGCCCGCTGGGTGGTGTAATCACCT